TTACATATATTCTAAAATAAAACGATTGTATGCAATTTCTTTCCCTGTCTTTGTTTTAAAATTTTCTTCAATACATTTTCTTATTTCCTGCTGTTGCTTTTCTTTATCCATTACTGTCATATTTTCTAATAAATCTGCTTCCCACTGTATTTGAAAATCAATTCCATCAATTTTAGAAGGAGTATGATGATTGCCTATTATAAAGCATATCCTATCAATATTTTTGTTATAACCTACATTTTCTAATATCTTTCGTGCTACTGCTGGTCCCTCTTTTTCTTGATATACACCATCTATAGAACCATACTTCTTCTGGGCTTCAACAGCACCAATATCATGGAGTATAGCGACAATTCTAATCAATTCTTTTTCTTCTTCTTGGATATTTTCACCCTTCATTATATCTTCTGCATTTTTCAATACCTTCATAGTATGATCTATTCCAAAGGGAATTTCTTTAAATACTTCTTTCATTTCTTCAATAATTTTTTCTATAACCATAAATACCTCCATATAAAAAGATAAACCTTATATAAATGATGCGTCTTAATAATTGACAATTGACAATGGACAGTTGACAATTGTCTACGTCTAGCTTTGGGGTCTAGATTTTTCACTCTGCTCAGAATAACAACATACTATGGTTATCATCCTGAATGAAATGAAGGATCTATCTTTTAATTGTCAATCGTCAATTGTCAACTGCATATTAATCTACTGATATGCAACTAGCAGTAGTTAGATATAAGTATAGCATATTATTTACAATATTAAAACACCAATATCCCTCTCTCATCATATACACTACCCGTACTTACACCATCATTTCTCAAAGCTCTATCAAGTGCCATTATAGTTGCAACTGCACCATCAATTTTCTCACTGGACTTTTCTTTGTCAGGCTTAATGTTTCCAGCAGGGTCAGTTCTAACGAATATATTATCCATCATCCAACGAAGGACAGGATGGCCACCATGGGCTAATTTCTCTTCTAAGGTAAGTTTCATTAATTCTTTAGTTGGAGGACTCATATCTTTAAAGCCTTGACCAAAGGGAACAACTGTAAAACCCATACCTTCTAAGTTCTGAGTCATCTGAACAGCACCCCAGCGGTCAAAGGCGATTTCTCTAATGTTATAATCCATCCCTAGTTCTTCTATAAAAGATTCTATAAAACCGTAGTGAACAACATTACCATCGGTAGTTTTAATAAAACCTTGCCTTTCCCATAAATCATAATTAACATGATCCCTTCTAACTCGGAGATCGATATTTTCTTCTGGTATCCAAAAGTATGGAAGGATACTGTATCTATCATCTTCATCAACAGGTGGAAATACTAAAACAAAAGCAGTGATGTCAGTAGAAGAAGATAGGTCAAGGCCGCCATAACAAACTCTACCTTTTAAATCATCGGGGTCAACTTTAAATGCACAGGCATCCCATTTGTCCATAGGCATCCAACGTACTGCTTGTTTTACCCATTGATTTAGTCTCAATTGCCTAAAGCTATTTTCTTCAGCAGGATTTTGCCTAGCTGATTCAAAAGCTGCTTTAACCTTATCCATAGTGACAGTAATTCCAAGGGAAGGATTCGCTTTTTTCCAAACCTCTGGGTCTGTCCAATCATCATCCATATCAGCTCCATAGATAACAGGGTAAAATGTAGGGTCAGTTTTTCTTCCTTCAAGTAAATCAACAGCTTTTTGATGAACCTCCCAGCAGATGCTATTTTGATTATCTCCAGCAGTGGTAATAAGAAAATAAAGTGGCTGGGTTCTAGCATCACCACTTCCTTTAGTCATAACATCATAAAGTTTTCTATTAGGCTGAGTATGAAGTTCATCGAATACAACTCCATGGGTATTAAAGCCATGTTTATTTTTCACATCAGCAGAGAGGACTTGATAGACACTTCCTGTCGGCTGATAGATTAATCTTTTCATAGAATCTAAAATTTTAACCCTTTTAGCTAAGGGAGGACACATTCTAACCATATCGGCTGCAACATTAAAAACAATAGAAGCTTGATTTCTGTCTGCAGCACAACCATAAACTTCAGCTCGTTCTTCGCCATCACCACAGGTGAGAAGGAGAGCAATAGCTGCAGCAAGTTCTGATTTTCCCATCTTCTTTGGAATCTCAACATAAGCTGTATTAAATTGGCGGTAACCATTAGGTTTTATAGTTCCAAATATGTCTCTTATAATTTGCTCTTGCCAGTCTATTAATTCAAACTGTTTTCCTGCCCATCTGCCTTTAGTGTGGGTAAGTGCTTGAATAAATGAAACAGCATAATCAGCGGCATCTTCATCATATACTGAATCTTTGGCCATGAATTTAGTTGGCTTATAAATTTTTAGTTTTCTAATTAACACCGCCTCCTTTCTAAAATAAAAAGGACTATCAATATGAATAGTCCTTAAAAACAAGTTTTCAATTATAAAATAGAGTAGGAATTATTTCTTAAACTCTCCAGTCATTATAAAGTGTACATATTCAGCTTTATGATCCTCTAGGAAAATAACTAGTTCATAAAACTTTCGCTCATTGGCTTCGTATTGAACTCTATTAATATCAAACATATTGGTAACTCCACTATCTCTAATTGATAATATTTGCTCCTTAATCTTCTCGGTCATTGGTAGTTCCAGCCCTTTCTACAGAATCTTCTAAAGCGGTACGAAGTGTTTCTATATCAAAGTTTTGTGCCTTATACCCATCATAGATAACTGAATAATAGTACATACTAGGCTGACCGAGAGCTTTACCTTCATTCATAATATAGGCCATTGCTTTTACATTTCTTCCGTTTAGCTTTACTTTGACATTTTCCTTTCGATAGAGGAAAGGATAACCTTCATATCTATCAAGGGCTTTTTCATCGGTTGCAGTGATTTCCCAGATAAGTACTGGGACTTTACTATCTTTAGAAGGTTCAACAGTAGCAACTGCACTACCGTGACCACCTCTAAATAAAAGTTTGAAACCCTTAAGTTCACTAGCTCCTACAAGTTTTGCAGTTGGGCATCTGTTTGCCATTTGGGGTAGGTTTAAATTCGAACCGTAAGCTACATAAAGTTTTTTATCCATTCTAAATCTTCCTTTCTCTTGCCACAGTTTCGCCTGTGTTGGCTTTTTATTTGAAGTAGGTACTTTCATACCCTTCTACCAGCTTAAGAGGGGATTTACCCCTCGTGGCTTTAAGTAACCGCCTATCTAGGCGGATTCTCGAAACCTCCAAGCTGCAGAACCTTCTAAGTGTTTGCATAGGTGCTCTCTTGGGTTTTTAAATTCTTCACCAATAAAGCCGATTCTGTTAAGCCAGGTTCTCATTGCGAATTTTGGGTTTTCAATCTGTGGCTTTTTGCTACTGGCACTTTTTTGTGTTAATGCTTGTCGGTTCATGGCTAGGCTTAAAAGGATATAGGTTCTTATTTTCCCAGCGTGTAGTGTTCCATTAAAACCTCTAAGTTCAACTGTTCCTACTCCGTTAAAAAAGCTGTGAAGGTTTAGGAAGTGGTACCTGCTGTCGTGATAATGTCTATCCCTGCTTTGATAGTAGCCTTCGTACCAAATATCCTCGATTCCTTTAAAGGTTGTTGGTTTTTTCTTATTCATTTTTTGAACTAAGCTCTTATCCATTTTCTTGCAATATCTCATTCTTTCTCTTTCTATCTCAAGGCTAGTGTAGAGCAGGTCATTTCTTGAGTATATAATGTTTAGGAAGTTTCTAAGGCTTCTTGGAGTATGTTCCTCGCCATCAAGGTGGATATGTATCCCTGTAGTTTTGTTAGTAAAACCTCCAGCTTTCCTAATTTTCCTAACCATTTCTTGAAGGCTTTTAATGTCTCTTTCATAGGTTAAGATTGGGCTAACTATTTCTACGCTATATTCATTGCCTGCTGAAGCTTTTTGTCCATTTATTTTCCTTTGACACTTTATACTTCCGTCATAAACAACTTCCCAAATTCTACCGCTAGGCTCTACTACTTTGTAGTTACGGCCTTGTTTTTGTATGATTCCTTCTAAATGTGTAGCTAAGGTTCGTGCTGCCTTTTCCCTAGTGATTCCTGTAAGCTCAATTTCAATTCCAAAGTTTCTTGTAAGCATGGTTTATCCCCTTTCAGTGTGTTTTTTGTTACATACATATATCACTCAGAAGGGGATGAATAGCAAGTACTATTTTCAGAATAAACACAATATTATCAAGGGTTTAAGCCTATTTTATTCTGTAATTTTTCTGCAGATATCTTTGCCAAAAGCTATGCCAAGAGAACTTCCTTTATCCCAGTTAACATGAATTGTACCAATATCATCAACTCCCGTAACTGTTCCTTTATCACCAGTTTTTAATGTAGAGTAGGGGTCGTCCATTTTTACAAGAGCAACTCTTGTGCCACTAGGAAACTCCTTTTTAAGTCTTTCTAATATTTCTCTGTGTATTTCTTTCATGGTTATTTGACCTCCTTATTGGCTGGTAGCCCATTTCTAAATGCAGAACTGCCAGTAAGACTTGAAAGGAGTGTCTTTCTGTGGGCTTTGTATTCTGGACCAATCATTCCAAGTCTTATAAGCCATGTTCTAAAAGTATATTTATCATTGTCTGTTTCAATTGGCTTTGAAGAAGTATATTGCAGTTCTTTAGCTTTTTTAATTAATAGGCTTAGAAATTCTGATGAAGTTTGAATGTCTCCGTTTATGAAATTGAAGGTTATTTTTTCATCGTTAAAATCAATGCCTTTACAATTTTTCTTGTTAATAGTTGTTAGTATTTCACTCAAGGATTCAAGAGTAGAGATTTCATCAATTAACTCTTTTTCCACTATATTTTCAGAGCAGTCAAAAACCTTTTTAATAAGTGACTGTTTGCTATAAATCATGTTTAGAAGGTTTTTAATAGTTCTCTCATCGTGACCTTCCATGGGGAAGGATATCTCAATAGAATCAAATTCAGTCTCCGTGGTTTCTTCTGAAGAATTTAGTATTTCATCAAATTTCATTTCATCACCTGCCTTATTAATTATTGTGCCGTCCCTTGTAATGGTAAAATCTCCAATTTCATAAGCAAAGCTTGGAACTCCTAGATATTTAGGCTTTATTCCTAGATGTTTTCCCAGAATTTTGACTTTTTCTTTTCTATCCATATTTAATACCTCCAAGTAATGTAGTAGGTCTATACATCACTCAAAAGCATGTATTATGCAAGTTATATTTCGGATATTCTTGAAGGTTTATTTGTAAGCTGAATTTTTAATAGTTTCAGCAATTTCATAAGCAACATTTACAGTAACAGCATTTCCAGCTTGCTTATATAGTTGTGCATCAGAATTAACTTTTCTAGCTTTATCAAAAAGAGAATCAGGGAATCCTTGGAGTCTAAAACATTCCCTTGGAGTAAGCCTTCTAATTCTAAGATTTTCAGTTAAGGTCCCTTGTTCACAGCTAGTATCTAAAGTTTGGGCTATTTCTTTTCCCACACGACCTCTTCTTGTTTTACTATTAGGGAAGGATAAGTTTATGCTATCGCCTACATGAGCCTCAGCAAAACCTTTTGTTGTAGCTTCCTTAATTGCAACACCGTGCCTATCTCCACTGGTTAAAGTAAACATAGGCTCACCAGTTTCTTTCATCCTGCGACCATTTTGTCTTTTGTTTATTCTTTCAGGAGTAAGAACAGCCCTTGCCTCAAGAACAGCACTATTAGATGCAGATCTATTTACTATTCCAGCAGTATATCTTGATGTGATACATCTAGCTATGTTAGTTAGTTTAGGTTTCTTATGGGACTGGTCAATTAATATTTTACTTCCTTCTCCTTTGTTAGTAGTGACAGTAGGAGCAAGACCTTTTGATGAATACACATTCCCGTTCATCCCACGACCACTAGGGTTTACATTCCCAACATAGTAAAGACCTGTTTTTCCGCCACCTCCACCACCACAGCCTGTAAGAGTACAGGATATTCCTTTAGGGTCATAAACCCTTTCTCCTTGGCAACCGCCTATAACTTTTTTAAGAGTTGCAGAGTTTTCTCCTTGGATAGGTAATATTTCTCGTCTACCTCGGCTTCTAAGATGTCCGATAAGGAATACCCTTTCTCTGTTTTGGGGGACTCCAAAGTCTTTAGAGTTAAGCACTTGCCAGATTGCATCATACCCAGCTTGGGAAATTTGATAGAGATATTCTGTAAAATCAAATCCTCTGTTACTAGATAAAAGTCCTTTAACATTTTCAAGGATAATGAATGTGGGTTTATCTTTTTCACCTTTGCCCTTGAGGAGTTCAATGAATTTAAAAAAGAGACCACTTCGGTCTCCAGATAATCCTTTTCGCATCCCTGCAATTGAAACATCTTGACAAGGTGTTCCTCCACACCAAATATCTGCATATGGGATTTCTTCTGATTTGATTGTGTTGATGTCATCTTTATGCCATTCCCCCTTTGTATCAAACATGGCTTTATAAGATTTAAGAGCAAATTTATCATTTTCACAAAAGCCAATACATCTTAAACCTGCCTGTTCAAAGCCTAGTCTAAAGCCTCCAACTCCTGCAAAGAAGTCTATGAAGGTTAATTCCTTATTCTTCTTCATCTGAAACACCTTCGACATCTTTATACGAATATTCGACACCATCTCTTAAAAGAAACACACCATCAGAGTTACCAACTTGTTCAATATAACGTTTCACAATAACATCCGTGTATTTTTCATCAAGCTCAATCATATGGCAAATTCTATCTGTTTGTTCACAGGCAATTAGTGTACTTCCCGAACCGCCAAAAGGGTCAAGGACAATACAGTTAGTTAAGCTTGAGTTTAATATAGGATAAGCTACAAGTGCCACAGGTTTCATTGTTGGATGATCCTTGTTCTTTTTAGGCTTTTCAAATTCCCAAATAGTGGTTTGTTTTCTGTCAGAGTACCAGTTATGCTTGCCTTTCTTTTTCCAGCCGAAGAGAACGGGTTCATGTTGCCATTGGTAAGGGGAGCGACCTAAAACTAAGGATTGCTTTTTCCATATACAAGTACCTGAAAGATAAAAGCCCGCATCAGAGAATGCCTTTCTAAAGTTTAAGCCTTCAGTATCTGCATGGAATACATAAATGGATGCGTCCTTAGCCATAACAGTTTCCATTCCTTGAAAGGAAGCAAGGAGGAAGTCGTAGAAGGCCTGGTTTCCCATATTGTCATTTTTAATTTTTCCAGCAGTACCTTCATAATTTACATTATAGGGAGGGTCAGTAATCGTTAAATTAGCCAACTTTCCATCCATTAAATCTTCATAGGTTTTAGGGTTAGTACTATCGCCACAGATAAGTCTGTGTTCGCCAAGCAACCACAAATCTCCTAACTTTGAAATGGCTGGTTTTTTAAGTTCTTCTTCAACATCAAAATCATCTTCTTTAATATTGTCCTTTAGAGAATCTTTAAATAGATCATCAAGTTCAGCAGAGTCAAAACCAGTAAGGGAGACATCAAAGTCTACTCCTTGCAAATCTTCGATTAAAAGCATTAGTTTATCTTTATCCCAATCACCGCTGACTTTATTAAGAGCAATATTTAATGCCTTTTCATTTTCACTATCCATATCTACAACGACACAATCAATTTCTTTTTCGCCAAGCTCTACTAGAACTTTATATCTTTGATGGCCACCTATAATATTGCCCGTCCTTTTATTCCAAAGAACTGGCTCAACATATCCAAAGGTAAGAATAGAGTTTTTCAACTTTTCATACTCGGGGTCTCCAGGTTTTAAATCCTTCCTTGGGTTGTACTCGGCAGGATTAAGCTTTTCAATTTTAATCTTTTCTATCTTCATATTTTTTCACCGCCTTTTTAAACTCGTCATATCTATTTACATCTTCCCAAGGAAGGAGAGAGGAATTAAAGTGACCATAAGTAGCTGTGTCAGAATAATGGATATCTCTAAGCCTTAGGTTTTCAATAATTGCTGCAGGTTTTAAATTAAAGACATCTTTTGCAGCAAGGGTTAATACTTCATCTGATACTTTACCTGTTCCAAAGGTATTAATAGAAAAAGCCACTGGATTTGCTTTTCCAATGGCATAAGAAAGAGCGACCTCGCATTTATCTGCAAAATCGCTCCATACAATATGTTTTGCTATATATCTAGCCATATAAGCACCACTTCTATCTACCTTGGTCGGGTCTTTGCCACAAAGAGCACCACCACCGTGGGATGTAAGTCCTCCATAGGTATCCACCATTAGTTTTCTGCCTGTTAAACCTGTATCAGCACTTGGTCCACCAATAACAAATCTACCAGAAGGATTGATAAGAATTTCAGTATCCACATCAAAAGGAAAATCTTCAAAAGTAGGTAGTAGGACAAAGGTTAAAATCTCTCTTTTTAATTCATCATAGGATTTATCTTTATGATGATGAATAGATATAACTATAGTTTTAACTCTTACTGGTTTATCACCATCATATTCTACAGTAACCTGTGCCTTACCATCTGGAAATATCCCTTTTATTAATTTATCCTTTCTTGCTTTATCTAACCTTTTAGTTATTCTATGGGATAAAACAAGAGGGAGAGGGAGCATTTCTCTAGTTTCATTTGTAGCATAGCCATACATAGTTCCTTGATCACCAGCACCGATTAAGTTATAAGGATCGTCTGTGCCACTTCGCATTTCTAGAGCATTATCAACTCCAGCCTTTATATCGGTACTTTGTTTTTGTACATATACATATATTAAAAATTTAAGTGGATTATATCCAACTTCCTTTAGAGTTTGCCTAACAATGTATCTAATATCTAATTTCTCGCTACAGGTGATTTCGCCCGCCACGATAATTTTTCCTTTGGTCGCCATAACTTCACAAGCTACTCTAGAAGCTTTATCTTTTCTAAAAGCAGCATCTAAAATATTATCAGCGATTAAATCGCATAGCTTATCTGGGTGACCGATACACACACTTTCAGCTGTTAATTGTCTTTTCATTTCTACCTCCAATTATTTATTTACCTTTGCGAGCAGTAAGTAGCCTTTCCATTACATTATCTTGAGGATTGTTTCCTGTGTATTCTGATAGAGAGTTTTCTTTTACGATTTGAAATATCTCAAACCACAGTCTATTTGTTTGAGTCATATAATTTTGTCCCATTGCAACATATGGACTTTGAATAGCATTTCCTGTAGTAGGATGTTTTGCTAAAAAACCATATTCAGTGATCGCCTCTTCGCATTGAATCCATCTTGCAACACTCATAGCATATCTTTCTAAAAGCTGAGGTGAGACGAGGGAGGAACAACCTCTTTCATGTAGCCATTTCCATGTATCTTTATAGACTTCTCCAGCAACTAAAGTCTTTCCATCTTTTTGGACTGCCTCTAACATTTTATTTGGCTCTGGCATTTCTTCACCTTTTAAGTCTGAGGTGTTCTGAAATTCCATAACTGTAAGAGGTCTTCCACCAGGATTACCTTCAGCTATTTTTTCAGTCAATGCCTTCTTTTTGGCTCCTGCTCCTATGCGAGCACCACCTCTATTAGTGCCGTCCTTGGCCATATATTAAAACACCTCACTTTCCACTTGCCCTATTACCCCCTTTGAAACTGCATTTTTTTACACGATGCCCCACGCCGCTGTCCGCTTATGAAAGTTTTAGAGATTTACTACCCCCACCGCTCACCACTTTTAGCTGTGATGCTTGAGTGACAAGACTTGCATAAGCTCATAAGATTGCTAAATTCATTGCCACCACCTTTGGACAGTGGTACGATGTGATGCACTTCCTCCACAGGAGTAAGCTTTCCGTATTTCTTACATTCCTCACAAAGGGGATACTCTTTGACGTATCTGTCCCTGATTCGTTTCCAAGCTCTGCCGTATCTTTTGTTGGACTTAGGATCTCTTTGGTACTTGTTATAGTTTTTATTTGTTAACCGCTTATGTTTTTCACAGTACCTATCATCAGTAAGCTTGGGACAGCCAGGATAAGAACAAGGACTCTTAGGTTTCCTTGGCATTCTAGCACCTCCTTTTTGGGCATGGAAAAACCTCCACAGATTTTCTGTGAAGGTTTAAAGTTTTTCTATCTTAATAGTATCAAGTAAGTCTATGAACATCTACTAACATTTCCTATCATTTTTCAAAAGAGTGGTTGTTTCTGCTAAAGCTCTGTCCCTAAGTCTATAAATATGCTGAATGCTATAATCCATATCAACTGCAATCTGCTCCCAAGTTTCGAAGCAAAGGTATCGTTTCTCAAGTAAGGTTTGATACTCCTGGTTCTTTACTTTCTTTATAAGAGCTACAATTTCAGTTTTCAAATCGATAAGCGTATCAATGTCTTTATTGATTTCAGCTTGAAGGTCAATAATTTTATCTATAGCATCTGCCATTTTGGAGGTAGCTCTGTTAGGACTTCTTGGCATATCGGATAGGGTAGAAGTGGCTTTAGTAGCGAGTGCATTTAAAGACTCCACTTGCTCAAGCTTACTATTAATTCTTTGGTCTAGACGATAAGCTTTATTTAAATAATCTTTTGCGTTCATGATGCTACCTCCTCATTCAGTTGTTTTATAAGCATATCTGGGTCAAGGTTGGTAAGAAGTTTATACCAGCTAGAATGAAAGAAACGTTCAACTTCTTCTTTTGTATTTAAAGCAGCTTGATTTCGTGGATGTTTATTTAGTTTTCTAAGTGCAGCACGGTAATCCTTAACTGCTGTTAGAACAATGGCATTAGCCAAATCTTCATATTTTTTATTCATCCCGCTCTCCTCCTTCTGCTTAAGTTTGCTTTTACTGCATCTATAAGATCTTCTTGTGTTTTTTCTTTTCGTTTCAATGCTTTCATAACATCCTCATCAATAGTTCCTTTAGTAATAATGTGGTGGATTACAACCGTTTCATTTTGACCTTGTCTCCATAGCCTTGCATTTGTTTGCTGGTAAAGTTCTAAGGACCAAGTCAAACTAAACCAAATAATAGTTGACCCCCCACTTTGTAAATTGAGTCCATGCCCCGCTGAAGCTGGATGAATTACTGCTACAGGAATTTCTCCATGGTTCCACTCTTTTATATCCTTTGAAGTCTTGATTTCTCTTACTGTAAATCTCTCTTTTATCCGTTCTAGATCATGCTTATACCAATATGCAATAAGTACGGGTTTTCCATTTGCTCCTTCAATTAAATCCTCTAGTGCATCAAGCTTACGATTATGAATAAAGTGAACCTTTTTATCTTCGTCATAGACTGCTCCATTTGACATCTGTAATAACTTACTGGAAAGAACCGCTGCATTTACCGCATCTATTTCCTCATTGGCTAGTTCAATAACCATTTCTTTTCTAAAGCCGTCATATATTAAATGTTCATTTACACTAAGGCCTACAGGTACTTCATTTATTAAGCATTTTGGCATTTGAAGAAAATCCACTGACTTCATAGAAATGGTGATATCAGAAATTAATTCATATATTTCCTTTTCAGCTCCAAATAGTGGTTTATAAGAAAATATCATATGTTGATTTCTCTTATCAGGCTGAAAGAAAGCACTTCGGTAGTGGCTTATATACCTTCCTAGTCTTTTTCCCATGTCTAAGATCCGAAACTCTGCCCACAAATCCATAAGCCCATTACTTGAAGGTGTTCCTGTAAGTCCAACTATTCGCTTAATTTTAGGTCTTACTTTTAGTAGACTCTTGAATCTTTTTGCTGTGTGGGATTTAAAAGACGATAACTCATCAATTACAACCATGTCATAATCAAAAGGTAGGCCACTTTTATTTATCAACCAGTCTACATTTTCCCTGTTTATTAAATAAACACTTGCAGGTGTTTTTAAGGCTGATAATCTTTCTTTTTCTGTTCCTATAGCTACTGCAAAATCTAAATCTTTTAAATGCTCCCATTTATTTATTTCAGCTGGCCATGTATCTCTTGCAACTCTAAGCGGTGCAATAACTAATACTTTACCAACTTCAAAACTATCAAGGCATAAATCAAGTATTGCAGTTAAGGTTATAACACTTTTGCCAAGTCCCATTTCTAGAAAAATAGCAGCTATAGAGTTTTCTAAAATAAAATTAGTTGCATAGGTTTGGTAATCATGAGGATAATATTTCATCAATAACCCCTCCAATCTGCTCTGTATCATCTACCACATAGCATGGAAAACCTAGATTCCTTAACTGCTTTATTCTCCTTCTTTGAAGTGGTCTGAGTTTTTTTCCTTTAGCTTTTAATTCAACAAAGGCCATCTTTCCATTTGGAAGTAAAACTATTCTGTCAGGCACCCCATCTAAACCTGGACTTACAAATTTGGCTGCCATGCCTCCCATGTTTTTTACTGCTTGTACTAACTTTTTTTCTATACATTTTTCTAACATAGAAACCTCCTATAAAAAGGCTAGGAACAAGAAAACAACTTTTAACCATTTTTCCTACACGTGCGTGTATGTGTATATGCACAGGCTACTATTCTTTATTTATATAATTTCTTATTATATAGATAGTTCTTGTTACACTTGTTCCCAACCGTCCTATTCCCTTATTCCATCAATGTTTAAGAGTGAACAAGTTTTGTAACAACTTATGCTACAACTTTTCTTGTTCATTATCTCTTGCATATGCTCGTTGTCTTCCATAGACAGGAAAGGTAACAACTCCGTTCTTGTTCCCTGTATACTTGTCCCAACCAGGAATCTTTCTCATAATTGCACCAATGGCATAAGAATCCGCTATCTTCATCGATGATGCATCTTTTCCAAAACACTCACACCAAATTTCCATATTGCAGACCAACTTCCGTTTTACAGTACCTACACGACTTTCGCCACCAAACTCGCTACCGCCGAGGAAATTCCTACGCTCGTATAATGACATCTCATCCCAATCTTCTGGCAAAAGAGTATCTAAATATGTTCTAACAAGACCCTCTCTTTCATCCGTTTCCATAGCGTCAGCTTGTTCAGTTGTTGCCCAAGCTACATCATTACCTTCAAGATAAAGCTTTTCTCCCTTTTTATATAAGACAAGAGTTTCTGCCCAAATCTGCTGAATTTCTTCCTTAGCCATCTGCCATGCTTTTTTCTTGCTATCACCAGAAATTCGTACAGGCCAGAACCTTCTGTTTCCTGTAATATCACGTAAAAATCCACTTTCAGCATTTGTAGAACCAACAATTACACATTGCCTTGGATGACTTTCCACATTTACTCCATAGCTTGCACGATACTTATCATCTGATCTAGAAATAAAAGACTTTACAACTTCCACATCTGTCTTTCTCATTCCAGCTAACTCTCCAAGCTCTAACATCCAGTAGCCTTGTAATTTCTCAGGGCCTGCTTTATCCTTCATATCAGTAAGAGTTAAACTATCGGAAAACCAGTCACCTGCGAGCTTTGCAAAGAAGGTTGATTTTCCTATTCCTTGAGGACCATTTAAAATAAGAACACTATCAAATTTAGTCCCAGGTTTATAGATACGAGCCACTGCAGCTACCATAGTTTTCCTTATAACTGCTCTTGTATAGGAATTGTCAGCAGCTCCAAAATAGTCTACTAACAGATTTTCTACTCGATTAATACCATCCCATTTTGGAAGCGATTCTAAAAAATCCTTTATAGGATGGTAGGCTCTTTCCGTTGCAACTGCTAGAATTGCATCCTTAGTTTTCGTAGGTGAATAAACTCCATATTTATTACTTAGATAAACTTTAAGCAAGGCGTTATCAGAATCATTCCAGCCACCTTTTATCTGCTCCCAAGGAAGGCCTCCTTTAGCATCAATCCCGTCTCGATGGCAGTTAAAAGCTATATGCTGTAGGCCATCATCATGCCTTATGATTAAAACAAAATTATCCAAGGTGTCTTTTATCTTTCCTTGTCTATCTAGTTCTAAAGAAGTCTGCCAGTCTTCATCGCTAAATTCTTCTTTGGCTTGTGCTTGTCTTTCTTTTACAAACTCAGCCTTTACCAGTTCATCTTTTATGACAAACTCTGACATAGCTTTAAATGAAGGCATCCTTCCTGGGGATGTGGTTGTAGAGACCCTATCATCTAAAGAGCCAAATCTATGAATTCTAACAAGGTCAAAGGCATTAAGTAGTAGACCACTAGCAGGATCTGTAGCATGATGACTATATGCAAATTTATCATCATAAATTATTACTCCAGCACTACTATCCGCTGGAATATAGTCATAGCGTCCTTCTAAGGCAGATGGCTCATAAACTGCATCTAGAAATTTCTTAATTGCATCACGAATTCCATAAGCACGACAGAAGGTTCCTACAATACCCTCTTTCAATAAAGGATCCGCTTGCTCTTTTACAGTTCTTTTTACAATTTCAGATTGCCTACTCGATACTGGCCAAGTTGAAGTATCCCTCCAATCTATATATTTTGAAAGAAAGTCATCTGGATTTAATAAATCTCCATCTTGTTCTTTAAATACAAACTCTCCATTTGAAGAGGTTGAAGGCCAATACATAAGACGATGTGCTTCATAGGTTGTATCATCAAAGAGGTCTATTCCTATTTCTTTTGCAACCATCCTACCCACAGCTGCATATTCTTCTTCACTTATTTCACGGGAAAGTGGAATAATAAGTCTAAGTCTTGGATTCTCTGGAGTATGTCTATGGGTAGAATAGACAAGACATTTAAAATCAAAGAACATAGTAATCTGGTCCCAAATATCAGGAGTGCCATAATCCATATCAAGAGTAAGTATAGACCGACATAAGACATTGCCTTTTTTCCGTCTGCCTCCTTTTAAATATCCTCCAACAAAACCGCCCACGTCTTTAATATCATCCTGCATGCCTTTTTTCATTTTTCTATATTCTTCAATGGTCTCAGTTGTTCTTTGTGTTGTTTTTACTCTGGCACAGAAGTCAGTCCATGAAATATCTTTGTTTTTCCACTTTTTATCCATGCGACTATTACCTATAGCAATTTTCATAGACCATCGACCTCCTCGCACCTATCGTTGAAATATTTAATAGGCATACCACGCTTTTTTGCCTTAGCTATCTCCTTGGCTACACCAGCTGAAATTTTATTAAAGACCCACATTTCATTACATTTTCCCAAGAGAACAAGGCCGAAGAACAGACCCAGTTCTCTTTCTTCCTTGTCCTCATCATCCATAAATTGAGGGTAATGAAGATGCGGTGCTAGTGGAATATAGCCTTTAGAAACTGCCAGTCTACAATAACCTCTAGCCTTTTCCGCATTTCTTTTCATATCTCCTGAGAAAGGGGAAGCTATATATACTAATGGTCTAAACTTAGATTTCTTTTCTTCCTTTGAAATATTTGTTAAAGCTTCATGGGGAGTGGGATCATGATAACCCTCAGCATTAAACTTACTAATCTTTTTTGTCACCCTAGTTAACCTCCTCGCTGTTTTCAATTTTCATTTTGTACCACTCTAAATAACGCTTTCGCTGCTGATATTCTGGAACAGCTACCAAAAGTCCAACATCTACCTTTTGTAATGTTTCTAACATCTTAATTTGTGATTCTGATAGATATGGACGGATACTTTTTCCTTTTTCTATCCCGTTGGCTATTCTAAATTGTTTAGCAGACATACCTGTTACAATTCGATTTAACATGTCGCATTCATTACTAAAATGATATGGTTTTGGATTTTCATGAAGTAGCTTGATATTATCTGTAAGCAAGGGGAATTCTTTTCTAGCAGATACAAGAGTTTTGATAAACTGCTCCATCTCATTAAATCTTCTGATGTAGATTTCCTTGAATCTCATAGCTTTTGGTCCTGTGTATCCCATCACTAACATAGTGAAACCATCTCTGGTCATAAAATAACAAGGTAGCTTTCTTCCAGTAGAATCCTTATATAAACCAGCTTTAAAATTAGTTTTAATAAATTCTTCACTCAGCCCAGATTTGGGCTCAGTAATTCTAGATATATCCCGCAGGACGTGTTTGTGTTGTTTTTCAAAAAACTCTGCTACAAAAAGACTATCTACTCTTGCTGTATCATTGGTGTCAGCAAACACACCATATTTGTCTTTAGGTATCAGTTCTTTCATAAAAAAACCTCCTGTGATTTTATTTAGAGGTAAGTGCCTCTACTTAATAGCCACAGGAGGAAGGGAAAGTTGAGCTTTTATAAAATTTATTTTAATCTTTTTGATAAAACAGACACTCAAATCCATCTGCACCTAATAATAAACCCTTTGCCCAGCTAGGTGTTTTTGCCATCTCCTCACAAACCTGAGAAAGCGATGCATCCATGTTTGCTTCTATTATTATTTCATCATGGACATGGGCCACAATATAGTAATCTTTTAATGATTTCATTGCATGACACAAAATATCACGACTAATCCCCTGAACAATATTCTCTACAAATTTTGGTCCATAGCTTTCTATTCGTTCCCATTTTTTAGTTCCGCCGACCCCTTCATAGGTCACAGCCTCTCCACCAAATTTATTTTCGCCCATTCTAGGCTTCACATAGGCAAGCTTTCTACCTGATGGTAAAACAATAAAAAGCATTCCACTTTGATAAATGAATTTTATTCCATGAGTTTCAGTAGGGATTTTTTCCTTAACACAGTTCTTTGCTGCTCTGTCAACATCCCACCAAAGCTTAGTAATATTTGGATTTGATTGTCGCCAGGCATATACCAGAGGCTGTAATTCTTCCTCTTTAAGACCCATGTCCAAGGCCCCCATAGATTTTAAAGCTCCTATGCTACCGCCATAACCAAGTGCTAGTTCTGCGATTTTACCTTTTTGTCTAAGGTGTCCATTTATCCCATTTTTCTCTACTGGAATATTAAACATCTGTGAAGCTGAAGCACAGTATATATCTCCGCCATCTGCAAATACATCTATTCTCCATTTTTCATTTGCTAGCCATGCAATAACCCTAGCTTCAATAGCTGAAAAATCTGCAACAATAAACTTTTTATCTTTTTTAGGTATAAATGAGGTGCGAATAAGCTGGGATAATGTATCTGGAACATCTTCATAGAGTAATTCTAAGGCCTCAGTATTTTTACTTCTAACTAGTGACCGAGCTTCTCCTAGATCTTTCATATGGTTTTGAGGTAGGTTTTGTAATTGAATAAGCCTTCCTGAAAACCTGCCTGTTCTATTAGCACCATAGAATTGAAACATCCCCCTTGCCCGTCCATCACCACATACTGCATTTTCCATTGCTGCATATTTCTTTATAGAAGATTTAGCAAGCTTTTGTCTAAGTTCCAATACTGTTTTATAAGGCTCCTTGGCACTTTCCAGAAGTTTTGCAACTGCTTTCTTACCTAGACTCTCTGTTTCTATTCCATTTTCTAAAAGCCACCCTTTCATCTGTTGCACCGAGTTAGGGTTTTCTAGTTTGGTAATATCCTGCATAACAGCCATTAGTTTTTCACTAGAAATCCCATCTATATAAACAGCTTGCTTTACAAAATCCATATCTATGGCAATCCCACGGTCATTTATTATTTGATCCATCTCATACTCTTTCCAAATAAAATCAGGCACTGGAAATTTAAATAGTTTTTCTTGAATTAACATCTCAGTTTCTACATCACGGGCATTGTATTCTTTAAACCTCTGCCACCTATCACTATCATGTTTTGGAAAGTTACGAGCTCTTCCACCATTTGTTTTTGTTGGATTACAGGGTATGCAAAAATATCTTATTAGATCTTTACCTTCCGTCAATTTTTGTTTTTCTAAACCTAGTACTGCACCTACACTTTCAAGGGAAAGAGGTAGACCCATATAGGCAGACCAAACCATGGAGCACCTCCAGGATGAAGGATTTAAATATTTGCCTGTTTCTAAGCCTAGAAACTTAGAGAGGCACACCCTTTCAAACATGGCATTAAAGGCCCATTTGATAATTTCATCATCTTTAAGGGCATCTGTAATGCCTCTAGGGATTTTCTCTCCATTGGCTAAATCTACAACCTTTACTTCTCCACCATCTACCGAATAAGCAAATAATAGTATTTCAAAATCATCATTCTCGGCATAGCGATAAACCCCAGATTTCCCTAGGTTAATACTTGAGTAAGTTTCTATATCTATTGAAATAGATTTCATCTATTTCCGTCCTTTCCAATATAAATAAGGTGGTAGCACACACCACCACCTTATTTATAATTTTGCTTTAACTTTTATGCTAAGAAATCATCATCTTCTATTGTGGTAAATTCATCAGCTGCATTAGTTCTACCACCAAGAGGTTCACCATCCTTAATCTTTTGAATGTTTCCAAGTCCACATGCCACTCCCTTGTTTCCATTAGAGTTAAAAGCATAGAAATTAAGAGATACCCTTGCGTAGCAACCACTATAAACTTCACTTCTATCTAAAATTGGTCTTACAGCTTTGTCCACAATTTGAGGAGCAGTCATACTATTTGCATTTACAAAATAATGCCCCTTATAAGCTTCATCGTCTCGCTCCGCATCTCCATCTCTAAGGGGTAGCTTTATAGCCGCCTTATTAGGCTTCTTTCCTCCGAACTTATGAAGTCCTTCTTCAATAGCTGCATCCACCGCCGCATGGATAGCGTTAATTGTTTCTGTATCAGTTTTTGGGATTAAGACCGACACGCTATACCTTTCTGCTCCGCCATTTATGGATACTGGTTCCCATCCATTGAAGTAACTTAGTCTGGTATCTACACCTGTAATAACTTTTGTTTTGCTTTGATTAATCATATTCTTATACCTCCATAATTTTATTAAATTCAGTTTTCGCACTTGATACATTTAAGGCTTGTCTTTTATCTGATAATGGAACTAGGGTAGGCTTACCAGGCGGTTTGATAATAAAGTCACCTAGTATATCCTTAAATTTTTGTTTACCCATGAGTTTTTCCATTTCTGTAAGAGTAATAAGACTGGTTCGATATATGTCCTTATAACCATTGGCTTTAGCTACTTCTGCTACCTTATCTTCATCTTTATATTTACGGTTGGATCGACCCTCAACTACTTTAAAGCCACTCCACTCCTTACCATGATTGATTGCAGCATCTGTAGCATAGGCCACAATATCATTTGCCCACTTAGTAAGGTCCGATAGTTTGGATAAAATTTCTTCTATCTCATTATCTGTAAGTAGAGGTGGGAGTTTAAATTCTGACTGTGCTAGTCTTAGTTTTTCATCTGCTCTTGCTCTACATTTAACTGCAACTCGGCAAAAAGTACACCAGTCACCAGGAATATATTCACCCTTACCTTCAAAGGCCATTTTAGCTTTAACCTTTAAATCATTTTCTGCCCACTTTTTGAGTTCATCTACTGAAATAGTCCAGGCACTAACATTCTCTCTTCTAGGTTGGAAAATGTGCATTGTCACTTCCTCAATGTCATATAAACTTTCATAAGATGCTAAAGCTCCCAAGGCATATAGTTTCATCTGTGGATTGTCTTCTGCATATACAAGTATTCCTTGCCCGTATTTCATGTCAATTATATGCAGATTCTTATCACCGATGATTATTGTATCTGCCGTACCAAATCCTTCTGGAACATAGCAGGAAAAATCCAATCTTTCTTCTATTAATACTAGTGGATCTTTACAATTCTTCTTCACTTCCTCAAGTTGCTCTAAGACATACTCCACATAAGCATCACTGTGTTCTTCCATTTCATCATCATTAAACTCTGAAACTGGTCTTTTACTTCTTATATGGAGTGCCTTTTTAAGCTTATGCTCACAAAGGTTATGGGCCGCAGTGCCCTGTGCAGCTGCAGTTGACTCTTGGTCTTTAAACTCTAACTCAAGCCTAGCTGCAGGCGTACATTCTAACCATCTATGTGCTCCAGATGCTGAAAGTATTGCGTGTTTACCCATTACCTAACACCTCCGCATCTTCTAGTAAGGAACCATAGTGGCTAGGATCAACTTCGCTTAACTTTTCACCACCATACTTCTTAATTAAATCTCTTACTTCAGAAGTTAGACCTGCTTGACTCTTCTTAGCCAGTACTCCTCTAACTTCTTCTAAAGTAATCTTCTTTGGCTTTGCCTCTTTTACTTTTGTAGCGGTTATCTCTACATTCTCGCTATCACCACTGGTTATTGCATTTGCAACAACCTCTATACTATCTGCAAGCGAACGCATATCTGAAACCACATCAAGAAGTAGCTTTATTTTGCTCATGCTTCACCCCTCCTTCCTTTGCCTCACTAATGGCAAGTTCCTGTACCGTATCCCCAGGAACTAGAATAGTAATTTTCTGTTTTTCACCTAAGAAGAAACGAAAAAGTCGTTCTCTAATGGTGATATTCCGACAGGATACTATTCCTCCATCTTGAGGTTTTTTTGAAACACTAATTTTTAAATTATGCTTCATAGGTTTCACCTCTTTCTGAGAGCTTTAATTTCTAGCCCCTACTTATAAGCCAAGAGAAGAGGGGAAAGTTGAGGTGTTTGGAAAAATCTTTTTTAATTTCTTTTTTGCTGCAGCTAAATGATGAGATATATTGCTTTTACTAGTGCCAACGCTATCTGCGTACTCATTTGCTGGTACTCCGTCAAGATGCACAGCTATGAAAGCTTCTGCTTGCTTGGTAGTTAAGTTCTTGCGAAGTAGTTCACAGTAAAATTCATAGTCAGCTTTTCTGTCTCGATTTTCTAAATCTGTGTAATCAGGAATATAGTCCATATGGTCCGTAAGGTCTTGCTCCTGATCGTCTTTTCTAAAGGGCATCTCTGGCATAGAAATTCGTCTATTGTGTTTTCTCCAATTATTAAACTCAGGCTTATTAAACTCTTCATTAAATTTTTCTTGAATTAGTTTTTCTTTTTCTTCTTGTGAGTCATACTCTTCTTCTATTGATAAGCTGATCCACATTTCCTCAGTTTCTTTTTCATTTAACTCAATAGACTGAAAATACTTATCAAATCTTATTTTTAATTTCATCTTTCATCCTTTCCGTCCGAAACTTGACGGAAGGATGCAAAAAGAATCTATTATGAAGATGGCCACAGGCTACTAGTTCCTAAAAATAGGTACACGAAGTAACGGTGGGTGCATTTCCTTCTAAATACAGCCTTTATCGCTATATTTAAAATTCTTTATGCATCCTCCGTCCTGATGGCCATCTCGGACTTTGAATTTTTATTTAGAAGTCTTTAGGACTTGCTTACTAATAGATATATCACGAATATTTTTTTGAAAATGGACACGCTATGTCCCATAAAAACAAAAAACCGGAGCTATCTATTCTGCCTTTTCTTAGGCTTTATAGATAACTCCGGCTGTTTGCTCCTCGATTGGTTACGGGGCAGATTGCGGTAATTTCTCTTTATTATCTTACTTTACTTCTTTCTATAACCGATTCTACTTGATGAACGATATCATCCCAATGAATTGTTACATATTTGTTTTTACTGATTTTTTGTTCTAAGTAAACTTTATCACCATCGACAACCACATCACAAAATCGTGGTGGCACTGGTTTAGAAGTACTTAAATCTCTAATGGGTTGTTTTATCATGCATCTCCCTCCTAATTAAAATGGAAGTTCTTCTTCATCATCACTTATGTCATCTTCCATAAATGAATCAATGATATACTTAAGTTCATTTTTTATCCTCGGGTGTTTCGTACGTTCACTTACTGTTAGATATAGATTCTCTACCAATAGCGCTAATGGCGACACATCTTTATTACTACATAAATAGCTCGCACCTACTCCAGGTGTGTACATCCAAATTTCCTTAGCAAAAGCATCCGAATCATTAACATTGTGGACACTCTTACTTATATTCATTATATAGAGATATGAATTATTTTTTAAACGTAGGTTAAAACAATCACCATTAATTGCCGTTCTACAGTCAAATGATTTTGATATAAAAACAACTCTAGAAACCTCTTCTGGATACTCGCATTCACTTTCTTCATAAAAAGTTTCGTAGCTTAAAAGAGGATGGTCTACATAACCGTTCATATCTGTTTCTACTCGCTTTAATTCATCTGCAGATTCAATGTTCCAATCTAGCTTATCATCCAAAGTATCTTTGTTTAATTTCTCAAGGAAAGATACAAGATATCGCTCAGTAGGTGTCATTTCTCCAAGTTCTACTTTTAATAAGGTATCTATACTAGTATTTAAAGACTCAGCGACTTTCATAATAAATTCTATCCCTGGTTTAGTTTTCTCGTCCTTACTTATTCTCGAAATATATCCAGTACTTACACCTGCTTCTGTTTCTAGCTCGCCTATTTTCTTCCCAGATTCATTTAAAAGGAAAGAAATGTTGTCTAACATTATCTTTTTATTAAACTCTTCCGTCATTTCCACTCACTCCTTTCTACTACTTTTTCAATATAATATCATAATTTTACCTATACGTCAATATGTGTTTATGTATTGAATTATGTTTCAATTCGCTAGTATGAGTTTGATGTTTGCGACATAAAAAACAGACCCTTAATAAAATAAAGGTCTGTTTATGAAAATCTACTAAAAAGGACATCCCATGTCCGTTTTTCATAAAATAATTTTTAAATTTCTACTCCATATTGTGAAAGATATTCTTGAACTGCCCATAAAGGTTCGGGATATTTAATATGTAAAGCTTCATTAATCCATTGGTGATCAGTATTCAAATGATTTAATGGGCATTGTAGTACAGACATAAGCTTTTCACTGATAATTGGTGGCAGACGAAGTCCAAAGCATATAAGGGCGGCCGTTTCTACCTTTGGTGATGTTAAACCTTTAACTGTACGACTTATTGTTTTTGGATCACGGTCTATTTCCAAGCCTAAATCAGTATATGACATCTTTCTCCAATCAAGAAGCAATTGCATACATTGTTCTGGGTCATCCGTCATTTTTTTGCGAATCTCAATATATTCTTCCTGTTGCTTTTTTCTCATGGCTATTTGTCTTTCCTGCGGAGCATTTTGGTAGCCATTATGATATTTTATTTCAAATGTAATATCGCTTGCTTCACGATTTAAGAAACATGCCGTATGATAAATGTTCTCAATTTTGCTAGTGATTCTCATGTCAAAAACGAGACAACATTCATCCATATGAGAACGAGCATACCCTGTTAAAGCTAATCTTCCATTTTCATCGTACTCTACATAAAGTGGTGCATTATATACAAAATGATTATCTACAAAAAGATAATCACCATTAGCGGTTAAGGCACGAAGTTCAGGATTAACAAATCTTTCAATGGCTGCATCTTGAGCACTTAAAGAAAAAGTCTGATTTATCTTAATTGCTCCTTTGCGAAAACCATGAGGTTTTACATAATGACCATCAAGATATGTGTATGTACCGATAGCTTCTTCGAAACCTAACTCTACAAGCCTAATCTTAGCTGCTTGCTTAGATACTGCAAAGCTAGTCTCTAATGCTGTGATAACTTGCTCCATCACATCTACTGTATGCCTCGCATTTGATTCACGCATAAATTTTGCTATATATTGATTGGCCTTTATCCTAAAGGGTTCTGCTGGCATTTGTATCCGTGGGGTCAATTGGTTAGCTTGCTTTTCCATCCACTCTGTAGATTTTTTTGATACTGTTGAAATTGCCCCACCTTTTACTTCACAGCTTATATGAGAGGCTGTTTCATTATATAGTTTTTCCAGTTCAAATACTTTTCTGTGTTTTACCCAGTGGACACACTCATGTATTATTGTATTATTAACAGAACCTAGATTTCTAAGCAAGTACATATAGGGATCGACTACAATAGTTTTCCCTTCAATCTGCATAGTTACATTGCTTTGAATTTTTGAATCATACATTTCAGCTTCAGTATCTACAAAGTAAATCTGACCAAATACTGATGAATCTTCTCTTATTCGCTGGTTTTTTATTGTTAACCCTAATCTCTCAGTAAGAATATTAGGGTCAACCCAAATAGGGTCTTGTCCATATTGAGTTATCTTAAGAGCCTCGGGATAATATTCTTCAAGAAATGCTGTAGCCACTTCATCTAGCTTTTCATAAGGGATATAAGGAACAAGGGAATCATCTAAAGGATTTTTGGCACGGTTTTTTCCTGTATATGAAGATACTTCAAAAATATTAAAGTCTTCTAGATTACATCCAATATCACCAGAACAACGTACCATTAGCCATATTGTCTTCTCCTCCGAATCATCATAGTGATAATCTGCTTCAGGGATTTCAAATGTAACTGACAAAGCCACATCAAACTGGATTTTCATTTCTGGCAAATCATCAACCCATACATGTTCAACCTTAACATCAGCAATTTCTGGTTCTCCAGCTTTACGGATTCTGTATAATTCTATATCTAATGATTCTATATTTTCATCAAGATACGTCTCGGCTGCTGCCCAGAATTGATTGTCAAAAGTCTTTGCCACGTATTCTGTAAATGATCGAGTATTCGCCATAAATAATCCTCCCATCCTACAATAACGATTAATTTAAAATAGCAATATTAATAATAAACCCAACGTTCACCATCCCAATGTGGCTGTATTTGCTCATGAGACTCATATAATTCATCAAACAAATTAAATGCCACAGCTTTTGCAGTATGAAGATCAGTAATTCTCCTTCCATTATATTTCCATAGTTGCTTACCTTTAAAGATAACACCCCAATTAGAATTAAACTTACTTTTCATAATGGTAATATAGTTGCCCTTATATCGAAGGGTATAGTTACCTGTATCTGATTTAAAACGCCACCCTTGCTTCATAAAATTCTTTCTCCGATTAGCTCGATTTCTCAGTTCTCTTTCAGATTCCTTAGGGTCAATATAATCATCTATCATATTAGATGCACATACACACCCCACACGTATCTCTCCATGATAATCTGGATGTTCTAATAGATGTACATATCGAATCTTTTCATTGCCACACATCTCGCATTGTTCATAATTTATGGGTTCTCCAGCTTCCACATATTCTCCTAAATCCTCCACACCTATATACTGCCACCCCTTATGGGGAACACCTGCTTTATCCCATCGCAC